CTACTCATTTGTAACTCAAGTAATTTGGTATTATTATTACCAGATGAGCCAGTTCCTTCTGCTTGGAAAAATCTCATGTGATGATACCTAGGAGCATTTGAAGGATTTCTACGATAATTTTTACTTGTAGCTTTTTCTATTTTTCTTAAAGAGTCTGTAAATACTGTATTAAATTTATCTAAACCATCCTCTTCTATTCTTTTTTTAATATCTTCTTGTTCTTCTACTACTGCAGCCGAAGGTCCAGAAGAAATAGATTGCTCTACAATGTCAGAACTAACCTCTTTGTTTTCTATTAAATCAAGGTCACTAGATACATCTTTAGCATAATCAACTAAAAATTCTTGTCTTTCATCTACAGATAAACTTTCTAAATAAGATTCTAATTCTGAGTCAGATCTAATTTTTTTTCTACTTTCTTCGTATGCCATATATTATAATTTAACAGTCGCAACCACAACTATTATCACAAATCGATTTTGCTTTTTTATATTTTTCTGCTATATCTAAATAGTAACCACTATTAAATTGACCTTGAGTTGTATTAGTTAACTCTACAGTACTTAAAGCAGAATCTAAAAGTAAAAAAACTTTTTGTGCTCTAGCTAAAGCAGTAGAGCATCTAGGACAATCACAATGACAATCTATTATTTCATTTGTTAATTTTGTTAAACAACAATCAATATCACAATGTATTAATAAAGCTCGTCTTGCTACTTCACTGTTTGATTCTTCTAAAGACACCTCGTAAGGCCCGTTTTCAGATGGTAAATCTAAAGTTGATACTTGCACGTGCGCACGTAGAGGAGATCCTGAATAAGTTATATTTTGCGAATATACAGCATTGGTTTCTATATTTTTAAATTTTAAAACAGCTGAAGTTACTCCTGTATAGCTGTTAGTCATAACATCTACAAGAGTACAAGCGCCAATTGTATTTACTTGAAGTCCCATATTTTATTTTAAATTTTTATAAAAAAAGACTGACAGGGGGACTATGCCCCCTATTAGTCTTATATTAAATTAACTGTTTAGTCAGGTAATAAATACTCTACGTATATATCAACCTCACCAGCTGTTAAAGCTGCACTACCAGAAGTAGTAAATGTTACAGAACCTAATGCAGTTGTTAAAGCTGCAGAAGTTCTAGCTAAATGATAGTCAATTCCAGTGTAAGCTGCATTATTAAAAGCTGTTGCAGTTTTAATAGTTACACCACCAATTGCTAATGCAACCTCAGCTGATCCACCACTAGTCATGTTTGTTTTTACATCAGTCCATGCTCCGATAATCATTGCACCAACTGGTAATGTAAAATTATTTGCAGGAGTAATTGCTGTATCAGCAGCACCCCCATCGACATCGTAGTCATACTTTGCTCTGCCGATATATGTTCTTGTTATTGCCATTTTTTATTTTTTTATTAAATTAATACTCTTAGGTTAATTATAATATTACTGGTGCAAAATTAGCACTTGCTAAATAACTGTTAAGCTTGTTTTCAAAAGCTTGCGTTAAACTAGCTGTACCATTATCAAAAGCAATATTTAATTCAATGATGTTATCAACACCATTAATTTGTGAATGAGATGATCCATCTTTAGTAGCTGCGATGTGATACATGTCATAAGGACTAGCTGTAACTACTGTTGAAGTTGGAGTATTTGGAAGGTGCCCTCTCATGTAGAAACCATAATTTACACCAAATGCTTCGTCTTCCATATCTTTAACATAGAATCCATCACCATATCCTCTTAAACCTGCTGTTTGAACAGATAAAGTAGCTACAGTTCCGTTACTTCCATCTATTTCATCAGCCATAGTCATTTCAACTAAGTCTCCTTGAACAGATCCGTCAGCTTTAACCTCACCTTTTTTGTAACCTGTAAGATCAATACTAGTACCGTTATTAGTAACAGTTTTTACCCAATGAGGAACATCAGCATTTATAGCTGCTGCTAAAGCTGTACACTGAGTAGTAGGGTTAGCACTTGCTGCAACACTATACTCATAATTCTTTAACTCAAAAGGCTCATTACCGTTAGTTTTATTAATAATTTTAACTCTGTGTGTAGAAGCTGCAGTAGCGTTAGTAGCTAGTGCAATTCTAAATACTTGTGCTTGTTGTGCAACATGTCCTTTACCACTCCAGTTAATTACATCTTTACCATAAATCCAAGGACTTACAATATTAGTAGATCCATTCCCTTGTACAATTCTAAACTGTGCAGAGTCTGCAATAGTGTCTCCAGCTACCATACTTGTAGGTCCTGAAGCACTTAACTTTTGAACGTCAATTGCACCATTAGCTAATACTCCTGAAGAGTAGCTAACTGCAATCTCGTTTCCAATAAACAAATGTCTTGCCATTTTTCTATTTTTTTAAATTAATATTTATTCATTTTTACCAACCTCAAGTTGATGAGTTTGGTATCGAGGGTCACTAATTCCCTCTAATATGCTGCTAACTGTCATGTCCACAATCTCTTGATGAGTGTGCTCTGGAAGCTCACAACTAATTCCCAAAGGTAGTGAAATATTCCTTGGGTTTCTTATATATGTTATTTTTAACCGGTCTATTATAAATATATCATTCGTATAAATGTCTATATGTCTACCTCTAATAGTAGTAAGAGGCGATGTATATTTTGTTGTATTAAAAGGGTCATTTAATAATTTTGCAATATCATCTTGTTGCACAAATTTATTTAGTGCATATTCACGAGTTCCATTGTTTGCAATACGTTTAATTCCTAAAGCATCTTCTACATATTGTCCATATGCTAAAGTGTTTATAGAATCATTTAAACCTGTACTTGCATCAAAAACTCCTACTGCAGTTGTTATTAAATTAGTTCCAGATACAGTATTTGTAATAGAAGAATCAAAGTTAAAGAAAGTGTGAATTGTAGTATCTACAATTACAATAAAAGAATTAGGTATATTTATATTACCATACTCTTCCCAATAAAATTCAAAACCTGCTCCCCAGTTAAGACTGTCAGCAATATCTATTTGTAAATTTGCTGAATCTGCAGGGTAGTTATAAGTGTTCCAAGCAACATTTGACATAGCAACATCTCCTAAATTAGGTTGTAGTACGTCAGCCACTAATCTTAAATCAGATACAAAATCTGTACCATTATGCAAATTTGTAAAAGGAATTACAATATAAGATACTGGATCAAGATTTGAATAAGAATAACCTATTGGGTCACAATTATCAATAAATAACTCTGAACGTTGGTTTACTAAATACATATAATCTGTTGGTAATCTAAATTGATCTACAAAGATTTCATTATTGTATTGTTCTTTAAATGTTACAGGAGCAACAAACTCTTTAACTAAAGATCGTAAATCATCAATTCTTTTTTGGCTTTCTTCAAAACCTTGACCATATTTATTTGACCTACTTCCATATTTTGTATTAATAAATCTTAATTGTGATTTATTTAACTCTATATCTATTTCTTCAGGTAATAGCATATCAGCTTGGAGTGAATTTATCTTATCCACTCCTTGCTGTATTGCTATATGCATTTCTCCTACATTCATATTATGTTAATGCTAGTTCTTTAAGTTTAGCTCTTAATATTGTTAATTTTCCAGAATTCTTTTTGTCTTTAAGATGTACAACAGTATCTTCCATTGTATCTCCAAGTACTTCATCAATAAAAATAACTTGGTTTCCAATTCTTCTTAGAACTCCAGCTGAAACCATTTCTTCAACTTCTGCTTTTATTTCTAAGTTTTTATCTATTGCAATTCTTATAAACCTTTTAGGTTCTTTATTTTTAATTTCATAAAGAGCATTCTCAACTTGCTCATCAGTCATCCTATCTGGATTACTGTTAGACATTAGTCTTAAAATTCTCTTCATTGTAGATAAATTAGAAGAAACTTTAATAAATTCTTTATCAGCATCTTTTTTAAGTTTAATAGAGTTATTTTTAACTTTATCTTCTCTTGTAAGATCTTGGATATAGAATCTTTTATTAAATTCTTTATTCATCTCTTCTTTAGTCAAAGCTACGTGAGGGTGCTTAAGTGCAAAATGATATTTAATATAATCTATAACACTTATTGGTGTACCATCTTCGTTCGTACCAATTTCTAATTCTACTCCTGTAAACCCTACAGGAATTGAAAGTTCTGCCCAGAATTGTTTAGAATGTTTAGGCCAATCAACATGATCAGGATTAACATCTAATATTCCTTGCATAAACTTTTTTTCATCAGCAAAGCTAAATCCTTTTAATGGTTGTCTATTTACATAAACACTACTAAGTTTCATTGTAGCTTCTGCTCTTACTGCTTTAGGTAAGTGACCTTCTAGGTCCTTTCTCCTTAAATACACTTTTTTACTCATAATACAGTTCTTTTAAAGTTTTAGTTAGTGGGTGTAAAGAATAACTCCCCGGATATATAATTGTAATTAAAGAAGCGGGGGATTGCTCCCCCACAACCTTAATCAAAAACCAATATATAGACGCAAATTAATGCCAAATTAAGATGCTGTACAAGTTATATCTAACGAAGTATCAAAACGTCTAAGTGCGATACCTGCAGTTTTTAACATATGTACAGACGCCCCGTCAACATCAGATGCTCTAGCAGAAGTTGAATCAAATCCTCTAGGAACTACAGATCCAGCTACACACCATCTCATAGACTCACGACCTTTCTTAGAGATCATTTGTAAGTTGTTTTGACCATCATAATTTGATTGATCAACAAATACCATTCTATAAGACTCAAGAGAGTATCCTGTTACAGGGTGCTTCGAGCGAGCTTGAGCAACAGCACCATGATCAAATAATGGAAGTTTTACCACATTGATTGTGTGTCCGTCTACGTGCTCGTACGAAGTAAAGTAACCAGTTAAACCTAATGATCTACCAGAGCCTGTGATGAATCTATTTTCACCTCCTACTTTAAATGCATTACCTGCAGCTGAGAAGTGAGCTTTAAGAGCTTCATCGAATTCACGTGCTCCACCAGTACCAGTATAAAGAGTTACTTGTTTTTGAGCAGCATCAGTCATTTGATAAAATAAATCACCGATGATGTTTTTAAGTTTTGTTTCAGTCATAGTAGAGTAAGTGTCAGTATTAACAATTTGCTCTAATAGACCAGGACCTACAACTACAGGCTGACCATTTTCATCTTTCATGAAAGTAGCACCGTTTGAGTCATAAGTTCTTTGACCATACCAGTAGTACATTTCACACTCTTCTTTAAAGTCAAGCATGTGTAAGTACTCTTCGTAGTCCATCCAAAGTTTAGTAGTAGATCCACCTTTAGTTGGTAGAGAAAATTCTGCTACATAATCTTTAGCGTTTCCAGACATGTGGTAAGACTTTCTAACTGTAGTTAGTTTATTTCTTACTTTACCTGGAGTTTCCCAGTTTGAAGCGTTACCTCTAGAGAAGTCAACTCCTACTGGTGCATACATTTGAGCCCAAAGAGCTCCTGCTGTAATATCTGCTGCTGCAACAGTTGCTGTAGCTGCTGGATTTATTAATTGTAATGTATACTTGTATGAAGTTCCACCAGCCGCTTGCTGAGGTTCTTTCATTATACGTGCTTGAGTACCTGTTTGTGATACTAACACGTATGGAAATACAAAATGTTTGTCAGGAAATTCCAACTCGAAAGTTGCTCCTCCTAAACCAACATTCGCTGTTGATGCTGGTGTTACCGCTACTGGTCTCGTCCTCAACCTATGTGTTGCCACACGGTATTCATACTCCAAGCGATCAATAGATTTAACATTACCAACACCTTCTGTTAAGAAAGATAGAGGGAATCTTTTATCGTCTTTTCCTGCTAAATGAGTAATAATTGGAGACAGCTCAGTCGGTTTAGCCAACAATGCAGCTGATAAACTATTCATGTCTGTCATCTGCGAGTCATTGTAAAACGTTTTTTGAACGCTTATGTTTGTTCCGTTAATTGCCATATTCTAATTATTTTTAAAGTTATATACAAAATTCAAGTTTCCTTGAAGAATTGCCAGTTATTAAATATCCAGATCTAAATTATCAAAGTCAACATTTTTCTTTCTTCTTGTTGATCTTCGAGTTGATTTAACTCTGTCTTCATTTCTGCTAAGACGTTCTCTTAACGTTTTAGCATTTTGAGTTTTAGCTTTAGATGATATAATATCACTTAAATCAAACCCAGTGTACATTAGATAATCAATTGCTAGTTTAACTTCCATTTCAGCATTTGCATGATCTATGTCTCTTTGTGTGTAACCTTCTTTAGTTACTGGTGTTGATAGGTAATCAAAAAATTTGCTTTTATCTCTTTTTGGTACAGATATGCCAGCAAATTGATCTGCATCTTCAATAGTATCAGAAACGTTAGACCAAAACTTGTCTTGTTTTTCTTTTAACTGTGCAGTTTGTTTTTTTTGATTTTCTATTAATTGTTCTCTTTGTTTAGTTTGATGTTTAGCTAAAGCATTTCTTGCAGCTTCTGCTTTTTGATACAATTTACCTGTATCTTCAAAGTCATTTAACATCTCTTCTATAAACTCTTGATCATGACCTCTTAATTCTAAGTAATCTCCTAAAATTGCTTTTTGAGATCTGTGATCATCTTCTTCTATGTTAACTTGATCATAATCTAAATTAGGATCATACGCTTCCATAAATTTTTGTGATTCTCCTCCAGCTAAAACATAATCTAAATGTTTTTTAACTAAAGGGAATGCTTCAAGAACTTCATCAATTCTATCATCTGCCATTTTTGATGCTATATCTGAAGTCATATTTGCTAAACCTTCAGATGTATCATCATAGCTATCACCTTCTAAATCATATCCTAATTTATCTAGGATTTCGTTAACTACTGTAGATTCTTCAGAGTCTTCTTCATCACCATCTTCTTCAACCTCTTCTTCCTCTTCTTCCTCTACTTCGTCTTCTTCATACTCCTCCTCTTCTTCAGCATCTTCTTCAATGCCAATATCTTCAAGATTATTATCAGTAGGTTCTACTTTTTCATCTTGTTGAATAGGAGCAATATCTTTTTCTTCTTCTGTAGCAACAGTGCTTACACCATCACCAGCAATAACATCATCAAAAGAGATGTCATCTAATTGTATTTTTTCATTTGGGTCCATATATTTATTGTTTTATTTGATTACAAAATTACTAATTATATCTATATTTTTTATACTTTATTATTTTTTGGTTTTTCTATTATTATATAACACTTTACCAGCATCCATACTTACATTTTCTTTTAACCCCTCCTTTTTTAAGGTTAGTTATTTCTTTTATGTCTTTAAAAAGTAAACTTTTTTTAGGATTTAAAAATTGTAATTCATCAGAATCTGGGAATTTTTTAATTCCTGTATAGCCTAATTTATTTAATATATTAGCTTTTTCTTTTGTCCCTGAAAAAGAATTAGTTAGTCTAGAATCCATAAAATTTTTATATTCTTTAGGGTTAAGTATTTTTTGATCAGGAGCTAATTCATATGTCAAATCCCATTTTGTTTTACCTTTCATAAACGGATTAAGTCCTTTTTCACTCCCATAATAACCTTTAGCATCTTGCAATCTATATGCATAAAAGTTTTGTATTTCAGCTTTATTAGGAGATGTGCTCATACCTACATTAAAGTTAGACTTATGTGTATAAACATTTGGATTAAGATCTAAAGCTGTTTTTTCTGCTAATTCTTTACTAGTTATTTTAGTTAAACCAAGTGTTGGATCAGGTGTTGGTCCAAATTGGTAAATTTGATCTAATTTTCCTGTTGTAGGATCTAGAGGATTTCTAACAGCTCTATACACATTATTAGGAGGATTAACTAAATTTGTATTATATTTTGCAGGCGGTAATTTGTATTTCATCCAATCTTGAAAACCTTCTTTAGATATATTATGCTTACCTATTTTTGTAAGTTTTGGATCTTTAAGTATACTTTTAGATGTATTAAGAACTTTACTAGCTTTATTAATTTTACCAAGTGCCCCAACTCCAGTTAAAACAGTAGGATCTCCAAATATATTCATAGCAGTATTTAGTGAACCTCCTAAGTCCCATCCAGGTTTATCTTCAAATCCTATAACCTCTGATAATACTCTTTGTTTGTTTTCTTTAGATCCAAATGTAGGTAAGGCATCTGAATAATTATACTTTTCACCTTTTAGGTTAGCGATAGTTTCTGTCAATAAAGATTGTGGAGTCTGTAAAATTTCTCCAGCAGCTTTAGGGCCAGCTGTAAACATTCCTATTGCCATATCTTTTACAGACTCTGCATAGTTGCCTGCACCGTATTGAGCAGTGGCTCTAACTCCCCTTCCTAGTACACCTTCATCTCTAAAATATTTTTTTTGTTCTTTACTAAGTTGATTATAATACGGATATTCTTTTAATATATCTTCTCCTGTATATTTATCAGCTACAATTTTTATTTCTGGTAAAGTTATCTCTCCCATTATATCTGGATCGTTTACTGGACGTACAATATTAGGATATGCTACATTATATTCAGGAGTTCCAGGATATACTGTATCACCTGGCTTTACTTCAGGTTTATATACAGTAGTTTCTTTAGTTGAATCAGAACCACCATTTTCTTTTTTATTAAAACCTCCTTTTTCAAATAAATTTTTACTTATATTTTTTATTATATTGTGAGGTAAATAAGGTGATATAGTTGAAGACATTTTACTAAAATCTTCATAGCTATTTAAAATTTTAGTTCTAAGAAGATCTTTATTACCCTGTGGATCATACACTTCAAAATCTTTTCCATTAAATCCTCCTTTTATAGTGTATCCTTCTATTAATCTATTTACTAAAGCATTGTTATGAGATGGTATTGTAAATCCTTCTTTTTCATAAGTTTGATACTTATCCATCATGTCACTATATCCAGCTTTAAATTTATTAAATAAAGTATCTCCGTCTCCACCGTTTTGTTTTTTTATTCCACCCTTTTTATATCCTGATATGTTTTCTTTTTTACTGTTTTGATTTAATAATAAAGAACCTCCAATAGCTGCAGGAGTAATAGAATAAGGAGTTATTTCAAATAAACTTTTAAAAGAGTTTACATCTTTAAAAGTTGAATGATACCTTTTGTCATGTTTTTCTAATTTATTAAACAAGTCTGAAGCTGTTTTATTATCAAGTTTATTATACCCTTGCTCATATCCAAGATTATATTTAGTTCTAAACCCAATCATATCTGCAGTTCTTTCTTTTACATTTGATTTATAATCTAAGAAATGTTTGTATTTAGAGTCATTGACAGGCGCTTGTTGCATATCAAATAATGTTTTATGTTGATCTACACCTAAATTACTTTTTGATATAAATTCTTTATCAAATTTTCCTGTTTGTTGATTCCATTTTGTAGTAAAATAAGCTCCTTCATTATTTACATCGACAACAGTACCTGACCCAAATCGTATTCCAGGTTGTCTTGTATCATATATATTAACTGGATTATTTGAACTAATATCTAACTTTGGATTAAAGTTAGGATTTTTAGATGTTACAATATCATATTGATTAAAAACATTTTGGTTAGTAGTAGGTAAACCAATAGTATGATGTATTTCGTGTCCTGTTATTCCTGTTATATCTTTTGAATGGCCTTTTAATTTTAAAGCATTCACATTAAATGGATCAAATTTAAGTTTTCCTGCTTTATAGTGTTCTAAGTTTTGATAAAAATTAATTTGTGAGTTTCTTGGAATTGCTGCATTTGGTGGTAAATCTTGAGACATGCTGTAAATACCTTTGTCACTTTGACTTTTTGCAATGTGAGGATTTTTAAGATCTGTTACCACTGTATTACCAACTGAAGTAGGAGAACTAGTTACATTATGAAAATGAATTGTAGAAGATTGCCCCATCGTATTAGGAGTTTTACCTATTCCAGGAATCATGTATGGTTTATATGTTTGCAGCTTAACACCTGTATTCCAATTATTTTTCCATTGATCTCCCCACGGTCCCATTGCGTCTAACTTATCTACATTATTTTGATGGACAACATTTTTTTTGTAGTGATCAAGACCTATATCTATACCTTCTTGAAAAGCTGCTTTTTCTTTAACAGCATTAGCAGCACCTGAATGATCAAAATCAAATTTTGTAACTACATTATTTTTATTAAATATGCCAGTTTCTGATGCAAGTGAAGTGCTTGGATTTGTTTGAAAACTTTTAACATCAAATAAATTGTCTACCTTAGATGTTTTTGAAAATAAAGAGGACTTAGAAAGAAGACCTGCCCCTACTATATTTGCAGGATCTGTTGTTATATCTAAACCAATATTAGCAGCATTTTGCCAGAATCCTTCTGGTTTATCAAATCCTATAATATCAGAAACATATCTTTGTTTATTTTCTCCATACAATGATTGAAATGGAAGTGCGTTTGCATAATTATATTCTTCACCTCGTGAGTGTGCAATACTTTCTGAAAGTAAAGATGCTGGTGCTTGTAATATTTCTCCTGCAGTTTTAATAGGTTGTGTTACAAATCCTTTAGCAAAATCAGTTACTGTTTTTGCATAATTACCTTCACCATACATAGCGGTAGCTCTAACACCTCTCCCCAAAACAGTTTCATCTCTAAAGTATTTTCTTTGTTCTGCATTTAGTTGATTGTAGAAAGGATATTCTTCTAGTATATTTTGATTTAATTCTTTATCCCATGTAATG